GTGTAGGCGTGACGGGCAGCGATCCCAGAGGACTGACCTCCCGTGAATTGGCGGATATCCGCAGACGGGTCATGGAGGGGGAGAAGATATCCTTCTGATGGGAGCGGCCACGGATGGAGCCGCAGGAAGAACACAACGAAGCGGAGAAAGGAAAGAGGAATATGGAGAAACTGTTCGATCTGCAGGTGTTTGCACAGGAGAACACCCAGACCACCGGCGGACTGTCCGCCGAGATGAAAACCTATTACGGCATGGAGCTGCTGGATAACGCCAAGCCCCAGCTGGTACACAACCAGTTCGCCGCCACCAAGCCCTTGCCTACCGGCGGCGGCAAGACGGTGGAATGGCGCAAGTTCGGCTCCTTCGACAAGGCGCTGACCCCGCTGACGGAGGGCGTGACCCCGGACGGCAGCGGCATCTCCGTCAGCTACATCACCAAGGAGCTGGCTCAGTACGGTGACTACACCACGGTGTCGGATATGCTGGATCTGACAGCCATCGACGATGTGGTGCTGGAGATCACCGACCGCCATGGGGCCAACATGGGGCTGACGCTGGATACCGTGACCCGCAATGAGATCCAGCAGGGTAAGCAGGTGCTGTATGCTCCGGCCATCGGCGCAGACGGCAGCAAGACGGAGGTCACTGCCCGTGGCGCTCTGACGGCGGCGTGCCGCCTGACCAGCGAGATGGTGGCCAAGGCCGCTACCCAGCTGAAGAAGATGAACGCCCCCACCTTCGACGGCAAGTATGTGTGCATCCTGCACCCCAGCGTGGCCTTCGATCTGCGGCAGGACGAGGCGTGGATCGCCGCACATCAGTATGCCGCCGCCACGGAGCTGTTCTCCGGCGAGATCGGTGAGCTGCACGGAGTGCGTTTTGTGGAGACCACGGAGGCAAAAATCTTCCGGGGTGGCGATCTGGCTCAGAACGGCCGCACCTTGCTGGTCAACGGTAAGGTGGAGAATAACGCCGTGGTGGCCTTTGACGGCGGCACCGTGGCGGCGGGCGCTCTGGCGGGCCGGTATGTGCTGCTGGGCGGTGAGCGCCGCCGTGTGGTCAGCAACACCGGCAGCAGCATGACGCTGGACAGCGCCGTGACCGCCGCCGACAACGCCGTCATCTATCCCGGCGAGGGCGGCGCCGAGGGCTGTGCCGTATACGGCTGCCTGTTCGTAGGCAAGGGCGCTTACGGCGTGGTGGATCTCAACGATGGCACGGAGGTCATCGTGAAGCCCCGTGGCTCCTCCGGCACTGCCGACCCGCTGGATCAGCGCTCCAGCGTGGGCTGGAAGGGCGTTCACGCCGCTGCGATCCTGTACGACGAGTACATCGTGCGAGTGGAGTGCGGCTCCTCCTACTCCGGGCAGGACAAGGCCAACTAAAGAGAAGCGGAAAACAGAGGGTGCGGGCGGTATCGCCCGCACCCGGCGGACGGAAAGGAGCAGGCAGATGCAGGAGAAGATGAAAACGGTACTCATCCCCAAAGGACGGAAGAACGAGGAGAATTTCGTGCTGGTATCGGTGAATGGACGGAACTTCAAGATCATGAAGGGCGTGGAGGTACAGGTGCCGGAGTTTGTGGCGCAGGTGCTGGAGAACGCCCGGATGATGGAGGACGATGCCCGCAGCTATGTAGACCGCATGGCCAACTGAACGGAAGGGGGAGAGAGAATGGCGACGGTCAAGCAGGTGCTGGAGCAGGTGGACGCCATGCTCCCCAACCAGTACACCACGGCGGAGAAGCGGCGGTGGCTTCTGCAGGCGGAGGGCTTCGTGGTGCGGGAGGTGCATCAGCCACACGCAGGCGGAGAGGAGACAGAGGTGCCGCCGGAGGACACCGGGGAGGACACGGTGCTGCTGGTGCAGCCGCCCTATGACGAGCTGTACCGCCACTATGTGGAGGCGCAGATCCACTACGCCAACGGGGAGATGGAGCGGTACAACAATGCCTGTGCCGCTTGGAACAACGCCCTGCTGACATACCGGGACTTCTGGTGCCGCAGTCATATGCCCCGGCAGGGGGTGAAGGCGCTGCGGCTGATGTGAGGGGGATGGGATGTTTTTTCAGAAAATGAGCGTGCCGGTGCAGAGCACGGTAACGATCAGCAGCTTTTTAGGGCTGGATCGGCGGGCAAGAGGAGAGTTGGGCTCCTTCCGGGAGATGGAGAATCTCACCTCCGACGGCTATCCCACCCTGACGGTGCGGCCCCGGCGTGGTCTTGCAGGGCAGGTGGAGTCCCCCGGCGGCATAGCCGCCAAGGATGCTTTGATCTGGGTGGACGGGCACACCCTGTATATCGGCGGCGTGGCCACGGAGTTGGTGCTGACGGAGGGAAGTAAGCAGCTCATTGGCATGGGCAACTGGCTCATCGTGTGGCCGGACAAGAAGTACATCAACACCGGCGACCTCAGCCAGCACGGCAGTCTGGAGAACCGGGTGCAGACACAGGGACAGGTGACACTGTCTCTCTGCGGGGCCAAGGGGGCGGCGCTGGGGGACTATCTGGTCTCGGAGGAGCCGCCGGCGGACCCGGCGGGAGGATGCCTGTGGCTGGACACCACCGGGGAGATACCGGTGCTGCGGCAATACGGCGAGAGCGGCTGGAGCATCCGGGAGGATACCTATGTAAAAATAGCGGCAGGCGGCATCGGCGTGGGCTTCACCGCCGGGGACGGCGTGGTCATCGAGGGATGCCGTGAGGAGAGCATCAACGGCAGCCATGTGCTGGAGGCGGCGGAGGACGGCTCTCTGGTGGTGCCGGGGATGATCGCCAGTCAGGTGACCCAGACGGAGGAGATGACGGTGCGGCGCAGCGTGCCGGAGATGGACTTCGTTATCGAGAGCGGCAACCGGCTGTGGGGGTGCAAGTACGGTGTGGTGGACGGAAAGGCCGTCAATGAGATCTATGCCAGTAAGCTGGGGGATTTCAAGAACTGGAACTGCTACGCCGGGCGCAGCACCGACAGCTATGTCGCCACCCGTGGCTCCGACGGCCCCTTCACCGGGGCGGCGGACTATCTGGGCAGTCCCCTGTTTTTCAAGGAGGACTGCGTCGAGCGGGTGTATCCCAGTGCGGCGGGAGCGCACCAGATCGTGACGGTGCGGTGTCCCGGCGTCAGGAAGGGCAGCGGACGGAGTCTTCAGACGGTGGAGGGCGTGCTGTACTACCACGGCTGCGGCGGCGTATACGCCTTTGACGGCAGTATGCCACAACGAGTATCCCAAGCGCTGGGGGAGGATGAGTATCACGGCGCCGTGGCCGGAGGCGCAGACGGGAAGTACTATCTCTCGGTGCTGGACACCGAGAATCAGCCGCAGCTGCTGGTATATGATGTGCGGCAGGGGCTGTGGCACCGGGAGGACGACCTGCGGGCGGTGGGCTTCGCCGTCAACGGCGGCGTGCTGTACGCCATGACCGGGGCGGGGGACATTCTCGCCTTAAAGGGCGGCGGCACAGTGCAGGAAGAGCCTGTTGTATGGCGGGCGGAGACCGGCGAACTGGGACTGGACTCCAGCGAGGGAAAGTATCTGGTGCGATTATCTCTGCGGCTGCGGCCAGAGGAGGGTAGTACCGTCCGAGCGGCAGTGAGCTATGACGAAGGGCAGACGTGGCAGGAGCAGGGCGGCGTCACCGACAGCGGGTGGCTGCGGGACTGCGTGCTCCATGTGCGGCCCCGAAGGTGCCGGAGACTGCGGCTGCGGCTCTATGGTGCGGGCGGCTGCCGGGTATACAGCCTGACGGCGGTGTATGAGAAGGGAAGTGACGGCCCGTGAGCACACTGATGATGCCGCCCAGCCCTCAGGGGACGGTGCAGGAGCAGCTGGTGCGGCAGTATTCGTACCTGTTTCAGATGGCCCAGCAGCTGAATGTGGCGCTGGGACAGCTGGAGAGCGGCGGGACTGCCGCACCCTCCGGCGGCACTGCGGCCCCGGCGGCAGAGCGGGAGCAGCAGTATCAGACCCTGAAGAGTATGATCGTCAAGACGGCGGATACGGTGCAGCGGCGTATGGATCAGCTTTCGGCCAAGCTGACGGGGGAGTATGTGGCGGCGTCGGAGTTCGGCACCTATGTGGAGCGGCTCAATGCGTATCTGGAGGCGAATCCGGAGGCGCTGACCCAGTATTACAGCTTTTTTGCCGACCTGCAGGCCAGCACGGAGACGGTGTCCGCCGCCTTTGAGCAGTACCGGGTGGAGACAGAAGGATACATCCGGACGGGCATCGTGTGCTACGACGGGGCGGTGCCGCAGTATGGCGTGGCGGTGGGGCAGAACCTCACCTGCCGGGAGGTGGACGGAGAGACGGTGGTGGAGCAGAACGACTTCCGGGCCACCTTCACTGCCAGCAAGCTGTCCTTCTGGCAGGATGCCAGCGAGGTGGCGTATGTGTCCAACAACCGGCTGTATATCACCAACATCACGGTGCTGGAGGGTATGAGCATCGGGGAGTGGGAGATCTCGTCGGAGAACGGACTGGTGATCCGGTGGATGGGAGGTTAAGGAAATGGCCAGTATTTACGGAGGGGCCTCCGGCAACGGCTGGAAGCTGAGGCTGGACTATACGGTGACGCAGGACCGGGCGGCCAACTCGTCCAGTCTGAGGCTGAGGCTGTATCTGTACGCCAACACCACGGGGTCATATAACCTGGAAAAGGATTCGGCGTATTACGTTTTGCAGGGGCAGAAGGTCTATCAGACGTATCAGTACACGTCGCCGGGATGGTATCTGCTGGGAGAGCGGACGGTGACGGTGCGCCATGGGGCGGACGGAAACGGCTCGGTGCAGCTGGGCGGTCAGTGGGTGTCGGATGTGGAATCCAGCTGGACCCCGGCCAGCCTGTCGGTGTCGGCGGCGGTAGCGCTGCCCCGTATCCTGCGGCCCTCGGTGCTGCGGGCGGCGGAACTGACGCTGGGGCAGGCGTGTGTGCTGTCCATTCGTGCAGAGGAGGAGCGGTACACCCACCGGGTGACGTATGCGCTGGGCGGCGCCAGCGGCACGGTGGTGCAGGAGACGGCGCAGCGGGAGCTGACGTGGACTCCGCCGCTGGAGCTGGCCCGGCAGCTGCCTCAATCTGTGGC